CCTTTTATGCCGCTAACCGTATACCATGCCGAAAAAACGGGGCAGATGTGGAATTTCCTAGACAATAGCTCGCAGGTATGGGGCAGCCTTACGTCGGCGGTTTTATATTCGATGTTTTTGCATTGCGTGCGCGATAACGCATGGGCACAAAAATATATTTTAGGCGCATCCGTTGCCGGCTTAAACTCAATGGACGTCGATAGCAATGCACGGCGCGCAGCTGTAGCGACCGACCCTAGCAGCATATTGGTTTTGCAAACCGACCCCGACACGACAGGGCAGCCGTTAGTCGGCGTATTTCAGCCACCCGTCAGCCCTGCCGATTTATTGGAAAGTATTGCCAAATACGAAATGCGGGTCGCGACGTCGGCAGGCATATCGCCCGATAACATTACCCGACGAAATGCCGACCCTCGAAGCGGTTATGCTTTATCAATCGACAAAGCAGGGCAACGCGAAGCGCAAAGGAAATACGCGCCCGTGTTTCGAATGGGTGATGAAGAATTATTAGCGAAGTCGGCTGCGCTATGTAATCGCTATTTAGGAACGTCACTGCCGGAAAGCGGTTACCGCGTCAGCTATCAGTCGTTAGAGCTGTCGCCCGACGAGCTTAAAGCGCAGCGCGAAGATATAACCGAAAAGCTAGCCGCGGGGCTTATCTCACCAATTAACGCAATCCAAATGCTTAACCCCGATTTAGATTATCAGGGCACCGTTGAGTTATTGGAAAAAATACGACGCGAACGCGCACAATTTCTTTAAACCACAGGAAAGACCACAATGCAAACTATAGAACACGACGGGAAAACATACGTTTTAAAATCAGATATGGAAAGTGCCATTAGCCAAAGACTGCAAAAAATGTCGGCGCGCGCTGCCGAAGCCGAAGCGCAGGCAACCGCATTGCAGGAAACTATCGACACGATGCAGGGCAAGTTATCGACGATTGATACTTTGCAGCAGCAAATCGAACAGTATAAAGCCGAAGTCGAAACAGCAAACGGCAAATTTAGTCGTTATCAAGCCGTCAGCAAATACGGGCTAACCGACCCCGACCAATTAGAGCTCGTCGAATGGCAATACAATCGCAGCATGAATTCGCTAGCCAAAAAAGACCGCGTCGATTTGGGGACATGGTTAGAAGGATTAGTTAGCGACCCTTCGAACGCTCCGATAGCATTGCGCCCGCATTTGCAATCGTTGCAAACCGCAGCCGCGCAACCCGAAGCGCAGCCCGCTTCGCAAGTGCAAGCGCAAACCATAGCCCCCGAACCGGCACTGCAACCGCCCCGAATGAATACGGGCGCATTAACGAACGCACCTGCCCCGACTTCGGATAGCATAATCGACAGGGGCCTTAAAGATTTAGACTTTTATCGCGAACACCGCGACCAAATCAGACAAGCAATATTAAACAGGGGGCATTAATGGCAGCTGTAGACTTAAGCGGGGTTACCGCATATCCATATATTAAACTAATTTCAGGCGTTGGAACGGTACAGCAGGAAATAAACCTGCCTTCGGGAAAACTTAAGCTTAGTGTCGGCAGCGACGTTGCGTTATCAATAGCAACCGCAGGCGTAAGCGACGGGGCAGCAATGCCGGCAGACGTTGCAAGCATCCCCGCTTCGAATTTATTAGAATTGGAATTAGGGCATAGCACGTTGGACAAAATAACGTCCGTTGCTGTCGCAGCCCAAACGGGAACGGCAGACGTAACCGTAATTTTAGAGCGTGCATAATGGCGACTTTTAAATACCCGACAGGCGGGGGCGGAAGCGCAAACCCTGGCGCATGGACGAATATAGATGCGGGCGACTTGACGACAGACGCGCAAAGTTACACGACGTTTAATTTAGCGGCATCAGCTCTCGAAGGTTATGCGCATCGGATTAACATTGGCGCAGATATAGGCGCACCCTCGAACACGTCGAACATGGCAACCATGGGCATTTTAACGTTCGATACCGGTATATCGTTAGATAATTTATCACGCGAAGAAGGAAGCAACGGCGTTGTGCAATTAGAATTCGAACCGGCAGGCGTCGATAATACTAGCGTTTATTATACGGATACGGCACGGCCCCAAACGGTTATGCTTTGGTGCGGTTTTAGCGGCCCGCCCTTCGTTGCCGGTGATATGGTTTATTATGGACATGGACTGCAATGCCGCCCGAACATTAGCGCAACGAATAACGAGGGATGGTATAACCAGACGCGCATCATGCGCACGCAGGGCACGACGACAGCTCCGCAGGGCTCGTCGTATGGTTTCGGTTATCGTTTCCAAAATTTGCAAATGACCGCAACGTTTGGCAAATCGTATCTTACACAAACCGAATTCGGAATTAGCCAAGTAGATTGGAACGGGGCTATTTATCGCGACGACGTCGGATACGATGATTATGCAATGCTAGGTACAATTAGCCAAGTTTCCGACGGTTTAAACACTAAGACGACGACGACTAGCGAAACAATAAAACTCGGCGTAGCTTTCCAGGTAGCTTTATCGACAGATAATACCGTTATGGGATGGGATTTTAATCTTAAGTGGCGCAAGCTGCTTTCAGTATGATATAAACAGTTTATGGGGGCTTCGTCCCCCTAAAATCGAAAGGGGCACGGTCGCACCGGTAACAGCTGTTTAAACCTCTATAACCATAAACCTTTCATTATTTAGGAGCCGTTAAAATGGCTATTGTAAACGGGATTACCCAAAGCGCACTAACAGCCGACTTGCGCATGGCTAATGTTATCTCTCAAGAGGTACGCCTTCTTCTTCGCGATGTTAATAACCTTCGCAATTCACCTTATATCGATTTCGTCGGTTCTATTAACGGCCTTGGTTCGGATACTATCCGCGTAGCTAAAGCCGGTTTGGACGGTCGCGACGTTTTCAGCGTTATTTCGCCTGAAGATACCGCCCTTTCATCAAATACCGCGCTAACAAAAGCGTCCGTTGATTGCGTCGTGCAGCGTGCCGGACTTCGTTACCAAATTACCGACCTTGCAAGCATGACAGCATATAATGCAGGCGGCAATAACGTCGACGTTTTCCGCATCGCGCAAAGCATGGCGGGTTCCTACGAAGCATATTTCGCAGACTTGACCGCGGATACTATCGACGACTTTACCGCAGCTGCAGGGCCTTCGGGCGGCGTTATGACTGTGGACGGCCTTTTGGATGCTATCTTTACCCTTGAAAAGGCAGACAGCAACCGCGGCGTTCCAGGGCCTTTCGCAGGCATTATTCATCCAAAGCAATTTACAGAGTTGCAAGACGACTTACGCAACGAAAGCAATAGCATCTTTAGCTATAGCCCTGCTACCCTTGACGCTATTTCAGCCAAAGGCCCTGGCTTCGTTGGTCGCTTCCTTAATGTCGACCTGTATACAAGCTCTTACGTAAACACCTCCGGCGGCGGCGACCTTCAAGGCGCAATTTTCGGCGTTGGTGCTTTAGGTTATGCAACCGGCGTACCTGCCGACTTGCCAGGGGCTGCCGACCTAATGGCTATGGGCGAAATCGTCGTAGAAATGGAACGCGATGCCGCGACCGCTTCAACCATCGTTATCGGGCATGCTTATTTGGGCATGTGCATTATCGACGATAACCGCGGCTGTCGTCTTGTTTCCGTAGCTTAATAAACGCTAGACCACATTATTATTATGGATAGCGTTTGCAGCATTTATGCGTTTCTGTGGTCGAAGGCAGCTGCAGGCGTTATCCACTTTTCAAAGGCCACAAAATAAAATGGATTACTCAACAATCGCGCAACCATGGGCAGCCCCTTCGGGCAATGCGCCCGTGCTACCAATGCGCCCCAACAATAGTTTATTTTTAAAGCATAATCCGCGTAATTGGATTTTCGAACAGATTACCGTCGCCGGAAAAAAGAAGGGCGACGAAGATAAAGCCGAATGGATTTGGCTACCCGAAGTGCAAACCGAATACGAACGCCCTGGCGTTAATGGTATCCGTGCGCAAGGTTCAATCGTTGACAGCAGCGGACGACAGGCGCAGTTAGCGCGCGAAGGTTGGAAAGTAATCTTACCAAATGACGTCGATTATTTGCGCGTTTACCCCTGCAACGGGGGCCGGTATTATGCAACCAAATTCGTTAAACTGGAAAACATTGCAGGCGATGTTTTCGAAACCTACGAACGCGAAGAATTTGCACGGTTCAGATTAGAGCTGCTTCTAAATAATGTTATTAAAATGCCGCATCCGGCTATATTGGAAAAGATTAGACTGCGACGCGCCCGACATATTGACCGATACGTAAGGCAGCAGCATATCCCCGAATTAGCCGCAAAAATGCACAAAGTACAGGACGAAGTCGAAGCAATGCGCAAGGCTATCGAAGCAATAAAAGCGGACGTTAGGAAATACTATGGACAATTTTAAACGCGACCGCGAAGCAATGGACAGGGCCGCAAAACGGTTACTGGATGCCGAACGCGCACGCGGTAATAATCAAATTACGCATAATCAAATAAAGCAGCGTATAATCGAAGCAGTAAATAAACGGGATAAATAAAAATGGCAGTAGCGTCGACCCCTTATGCCCCAAATATTCGCATAGTCGAATTGTTGCAGCGCGACACAAGCTGCATAACAGAGCTCACGATTTATCGGGACGGCGATAAAGTCCATATCAATTCGGGGACATATACTTTATATGAACCAGGGGGCCAAAAGCTAATCGATGCAGCTGCGGTAACCGTTGACGCTAACGTCGCAACATATACGCATAGCGCGGCAAGCCTGCCCGACACTTTGAATTTGGGCGAAGGTTATGTGCAAGAATGGGTTTTAAACCATGATGGGGGCCACCCCGACCAAAATTACACATATCGGCGCATGTGTGCTGTCGTTTTACGTCGGCTTTATCCGGTTATATCAGATTTAGATTTAACGGCAGTTTATAGCGACCTTGCAACGCTTCGACCTTCGACGTTAACAAGTTATCAGCCCTATATCGACGATGCATGGTACACGATTTTACGACGGCTTCGAACCGAAGGCGGGGGGCTTGAATACCTAGTCATGAGTAGCGAAAGCTTTTACGAAGCGCATCGGCATTTGGCTTTGTATTTGATTTGGCGCGACTTTCATAGCAGCCTCGGGCAATCGAACGGGCGTTACTTCGACTTATCGCAGGAACATTTTAAAATGTACCAAGACGAATGGAAACGCATTAATTTCGTTTACGATTACGACCACGATAACAGGGCCGACGAACCCGACATGCGAACCGCAAAGCAGCCCGTTATTTATACTTCGTTACCTGGCTTGCATGGCAGGTTTCGTTATCGTAGGATTAGATAATGGCGTTATCGTTATCCCAATTACGGCAGGCGGTCGCGACACAGATAGCGACAATAAGCGGATTTACCGAAAGTCGAATACCGCCTGATTATTTCGGACGCAACGAAAACACGGTCGCGCATTTGCGTTTTGCTGTACAAATGCAGACGTCGTCCCAATTAGCCGAACGGCAAAGGCGCGCGGTCGGTTGCATGATGGAAACTAATTTGCGGGTTAAATTTGCGTATCGGCTTCGCCCCAAAGATGCTTACCCGACGGATTACGATTTGGGGCTAGATGCGGAAGAAAGCGTAATAAAAGCTGTGTTAGCAAGTTACGCAGGCATCCGAAACGAAGTGCAAATAAGATACGACAGAACAGTG